ACAAAACAAAGAAAAGAGCTTTTAAGCGATATAGAGGACAAGGGAAGTAATGACTCTAGGTCTAGAAACAACCGTTGGTCTTGGTAGTTTTGCTACGAACAACCCAACAGAGCTAGATTATTTAAAGCCCAATGGTTTTAAATTTCTCATCACGAATATTCCAAACGTGGCATTTTTCTGTCAAGGTGCTAACGTTCCAGATGTTGGTGTAGGCGTTGCAACTGCATATACGCCACTATTGGATTATCCACTTCCTGGTGAGAAGCTAACGTATCAACAATTACAAATTCGTTTTTTGATTCAAGAAGACATGGCAAACTATATCGAATTGTATGAGTGGTTGAAAGGCATTGGCTCACCCACAAACACAAAAGAGTATAGTGACTACGCCGCGTCAAGAGAATGGACATTCCCTGGGATTTCAACATCTGGAAATGACAGGCTTTTGAGTGATTGCATTCTTATAATTCTTGACTCAAATAATAATCCCGTGAAAAAGATAACTTTCATTGACGCCTTTCCAACATCATTGTCGGCACTCGACTTTGATATAAGTACTGGTAACACAGACTACTTTGTTGGTCTTGCTTCATTTGCTTTTAAATATTATAGAATTGAAAACGCTTGATATAAGGATACATTATGACACTGGAAGAAATCCAGATAGAGTGGGATAACGACTGCTCTATTGATATTGACAATCTCGCGGAAGAAAGCATTCGTATCTCAAAGCTTCACGCAAAGTACGTTACTCTTCTTTCTAACTACAAACTTCACTCTCGCAAGGCTGAGTCAGAAATGTACGCCATGCGTAACAGAAAAGTAAAGTGGCTCTCTGGTCTTTTGAGTAAGCAAGAACTTGATGAACTTGGCTGGGAACAGTATCTTGGCAACAAGCCGCTGAAACAAGAGATGTCTGAAGAACTCAACTCAGATCCAGACATGAGAAAACTACTGGATAGAGTAGAGTATTTTCGCGCTATCAATACAACCCTAGAATTTATTCTGAAAAGTTTGCATGGTAGGACGTGGGATATTAAAAACGCAATTGAGATGAAGAAGCTCAACGAAGGATGGTAATTAGCGTAAAGAAAAAGAATGAGGCATACTTGATTGTTGACGCTGATGATAGCATCAAACAAGAAATATGCGACTTCTTTACTTTTGAAATTCCTGGTGCTAGGTATATGCCTTCATATAAGGCAAAGGCTTGGGACGGGAAGATGCGTCTCTACTCTCTGGCTAAGAGAGAACTTTACGTTGGCCTATTGGGTCACCTAAAAGAATTTGCAAAGAGAGCGGGGTACGACATCGATATTGATGTTGCTCCAGTTGGCGAAAAATATAGCGCAGAAGATTTGAATGCTTTTGTTGAATCTTTGAATCTTCATTCTCAAGGCAAACCCATTGAGATTAGAGACTATCAAAAAGAAGCAGTACTGCAAGCTATAAACCATGGACGTAAACTTCTTTTATCCCCCACTGCTAGCGGTAAGTCTTTAATACTTTATACACTGGTAAGGTATCATCAACTTCACAATAGAAAACAGTTGATCATTGTCCCCACCACTTCATTGGTTGAGCAAATGTATGGAGACTTCAAAGACTACTCTTCTAAGGTAGAGTGGAGCGCTTTGGAGAACTGCTATCGAATATATTCTGGATTTGCCAAAGATAATCGACACCCCGTAGTTATAACAACTTGGCAATCAATTTACAAAAATAGTCCTAAGTGGTTCTCAGAGTTTGATGTTGTTTATGGAGATGAAGCACATCAATTCAAAGCAAAATCTTTAGTAACAATAATGAACAGATGTTTCGATACTAAGTTCAGAATAGGCACTACAGGCACTCTAGATGGCACCAAGGTAAACAAACTCGTACTAGAGGGTATCTTTGGCCCTGTTTATAAAGTAACGAAGACAAAGGATCTCATGGACACTGGACAGCTAGCTTCTTTAAAGGTCATAGCGTTGATGTTAAATCATCCAGAAGAGAGCAAAAAGATTGTATCGAAATATTCTTATCAAGAAGAAATAGAGTATCTTGTATTAAATGAAAAAAGAAACAAACTTATATCACAGCTTGCTTTATCGCAAACGGGTAATACATTAGTATTATTTCAATTTGTTGAAAAACACGGTAAAGTATTGTATAATCAAATAAAGAAACTGTCAAACCAAAAAAGGAAAATATTTTTTGTATCTGGTGAAACTAAAACTGAAGATAGAGAAGCTATACGCAGAATCACTGAAAAAGAAAGAGACGCAATCATTGTTGCTTCTTATGGAACTTTTTCTACTGGCATCAATATCAGGAATCTTCACAATATTATATTCGCTTCTCCTTCAAAGTCCAGAATCAGAACCCTACAGAGCATTGGTAGGGGTTTGAGAAAAGGTGATGCCAAGGTGTCTTGTAATCTTTTTGATATTGGTGATGATCTCACATGGAAGAGCAAGAAAAATTATACGATGTTGCACATGATTGAAAGAATTAAATTGTACAACGAAGAAGAATTTAAATACAAACTGGAAAAGATTAATTTATAATTATCCTTAAACCACAAATTGATTATACACACGAGAAAAAATCGTGTCAAGGAGTATATGATGAAAGATAAGAAGTCCGTTCATTATGTTGACAACGCAAAGTTTTTTGAAGCGATGACAGCATACCGCGCTGAAGTGATTGAAGCCGAAGAAAGTGGAGAACCGCGTCCACGAATCTCAGAGTACATAGGTGAGTGTTTCATTAAGATTGCCAATCACCTTTCTCACAAGGCAAATTTTGTTAACTATAATTTCCGCGAAGAAATGATTTTGGATGCAATAGATAATTGCGTAACATACGCTCATAATTTTAATCCAGAAAAATCTAAAAATCCGTTTGCATATTTCACACAGATTGTTTACTATGCGTTCATTCGTCGGATTCAGAAAGAAAAGAAACTGTATGATCTAAAAATGAAGTTCTTGCAGAATATTGACTTGAATGAGCTTGTGGCACAGTCGGATGGCGACTCAGAAATTGAGGCTTACTTGAACAACCTTCTGAACCAAGAGGAGCTTTGGAAAACTTCAGAAGACCCCGCAGAACAAGCACCAAAGCCAAAGCCGCGAAGACCGAAGTACTTTGATGAAGGTAAATAGTTCACAATAATTTGTATTCAAACAGCATTCTTAATGCCGTATACTCTTAGTTAAAACATATCTAAAAGGAGTACGCATGAAAGAAATTACCATACTCGGCAATGGGCCTAGCATTAAATCCTATGATTTAAAAAAGCTTCCGCAACCCATATGGGGATGCAATGCAATTCATAGAGACCTTGAAGTTGACGCATTGTTTGCTGTAGATCCAGCGATTCAACATGAGATCTATCGCAAAGGCGTGGCGAGTAGAATTCCAGTATGGTTTCGTAATTGGTCTGAGTTGCCATCACTTGCATATGCAACATGTGTTGCAGAAGATACGAATGAATGCCCCCGTGAAGATGAAGAGTTGTTTGTCGCTCAAGGGACTAACGATGGTAAGACATATATCACATGGGTTTCTGAAGACAAGAGTAGGTATTTAAATATCATCCCAGAAGAGTTTGATACTTGGGGAACTGGCTCAACCGCAGTTCGCGTGGCGTGTGAAGTAGAGACACCAGATCTTGTGCACCTTTTTGGTTTTGACATGGAAGGTAAAAGCGTATACCATGGAACAAAGAATATCCCTGTCTATGATCACGACGAACCTTTTGCAGAGTGGAAAACTCAGCTTGAAAAAACTTTTGAAGACTTCCCATCAATAGACTTTATTTACTATGGAAAAAGAGCACCAGAAGATTGGAAGAGGTTTTCAAACGTGTTCGAAGGCTGGGATAGCTATTATCAAAGGCGCAGTTTTGTTTGGAGTATGTGATGAATATATTTTTTCTTTCCGCAGTTGCTCAACTTTGTGCTAAGTTACATTGCGATAAGCATGTAGTTAAAATGATTATTGAGTATGCACAGCTTATGTCCACCGCACATCGCGTTCTTGACGGTAGCGAGTGGTACGACAAAACTGCAAACGGCAGACGCATCAAGCGCTGGCGAATGGACGATGAAGACATGGAAGCCACTTTGTACAAGGCTTCACACATCAATCACCCGTCTGCTATTTGGGCGCGTGAAACTTCTGAAAACTACAAGTGGTTGTATCAGATGTGGTACGCTCTTTGTAAAGAGTATACACACCGTTATGGCAAAACGCATGCCACCTATGAAAAGCTTGCTCATGTTCTGGTTGACATACCCCAGAACATTAAGGCTGGTCATCGAACCACGGTTCCTCAAGCAATGCCCGACGATGTGAAGTGCGAAGACACGATTGAAGCGTATCAACAATACTACCGCAAGTACAAAAAAGATTTTGCTCGCTGGACTAAGCGCGATGTGCCAGAGTTTATGACTGCATGATACTAGACGTTCGCTTAGGACATAACGCAGAGTATACTCTTTCTTATGAGCTTTTTGATACTAGGGTGTCAGAAAGAGTTTGGAATAGAGTAAAATTTTTTGATCAAGAGTTTGTGTCTAGAACAGAATTTCACAACTTCGGTGAGTCTCGCGCAGAGATTAGAAATAAAATGGACGCATCCGTACAAAAGATTAAGCAGATGCGTCCCAACGTGTTTACAGATGCCGATGATTTAAATGCGCTTCATAAAAATTTTCCAGACATGATGAAGACCGCAGAGGGTGATTTAAAAAATGAGCTAAGTGCTTTTAATTATTACCTTCACCACCTTGAAGATTTTGATCGCGGTAAAGTTCAAGATCCATGGTTTCTTTGTGCGGCGAAAAACGATGATGGTGAACCATTAGAAAAAGAAGATTACAATCTGTTTACGCCAATATATATGAAGAACCACTTGTACATGAACTATCCGCATATTGGTAAGCACCTATTAGAAATTTATTACGACAAAGATCTTGATGTACCAGAAGATCATATAAAAACACATAGCCTTATAAAGAATACATTTGTTTGTTGGCTTGGAAGAAATGGTCGTCCATGGAGACGTGAAGCCTTAACGGAAAAAGTAAAGAATTTTTGTAAAAAAATTGAACACAAGCTTCCATATGATATAAATGATAAGAGACTTGCTATTGGGCATTTGCCTTTAGGAAGGTTGGCACATACCCCAGACATGGACAAGGTGTTTAAAAATCAATATGTGCACAGCATTGGAGTAAGATGATGAACTGGCTCACAAAACTATTTAAGAAGCCACTAGAAGAAAATCCTCTTGATAAGGCGATACTAGAAAAGCTTCCCAGCGTTGATAACCCAGAAGTAAGAAAGGTTTACGAGTCGCGCTGGGTATGGTATCATACTATCTTGGCGATTGAGATTGCTTTTACCAATCTCCTTCTTCTAGCAATTCTTTTTGTGTTGGCTATTAAATGAAGGTAGCGTTAGTAACAGATACCCACTTTGGTGGTAGAAACGATTCGAAAGCATTTGATAATTTCTTCAGAAAGTTTTATGAAGAAATGTTTTTCCCGTACCTAGATGAGATGGGCATTAAAACTATAATGCATCTCGGGGATTGTTTTGATCGCCGCAAGTATATCAATTACAACACACTTCAAAGTTGTCGAGAATACTTTTTCGACGCCGCCCGTGATAGAGGTATTCGATTGTACATGATACCTGGAAATCACGACACGTATTTCAAAAATACTAACAGTGTAAACTCGCCAAATTTATTATTAAGAGATTACGAAAACATTACGCTGATAGAAAAAGCGCAAGAGGTGGTCATAGATGGAACCCCGATATTATATGTACCATGGATTTGCCCAGAAAATGAACAGGAAACCATGGAGGCGGTTGCCGCAACCAGTGCACAATTTTGTTTCGGGCATTTTGAATTTAAAGATTACGATATGTATCGCGGCATTACTAACCCACACGGTATGGATGCTTCTCAGTTTAATAAATTTGTTCACGTGGTGTCTGGGCACTTTCATCATAGGCATACTAGAGATAATGTCACGTACATGGGCAATCCTTATGAGATTACGTGGGCAGACTACGGTGACCCAAGAGGTTTCGGAGTGTTCGATACAGAATCGGGGCATCTTAGCTTCATCAATAATCCGTTTAAGATGTTTCATAAACTCACATACGATGATACGAATCAACATGAAGATTACCTTTCCACTTTTGATTATAGGAGCCTTCGTGGATGCTCTGTTAAAGTGGTGGTTGTAACTAAAAATAATTTCGAAATGTTCGATAGGTTTATAGATAAGATCTACGCACAAGAAATCAATGACCTTGAGATATTGGAAGATTTTTCTGAGTTTGAGTATAGCGAGTTCGACGAGAATATCGATTTAGAAGATACCATGTCAATATTAAAAGACTATGTGTCAAACGTTGAAACAAACCTTGATAAGAATAGACTCCAGACGATACTTCAAACTCTCTTTATTGAGGCACAAGATATTACATGATTGTTTTTGAGAAGGTTAGGTGGAAAAACTTTCTTTCCACTGGCAATGCCTTTACTGAGGTACAGTTAAACAAGGCACCGACAACACTAATAGTCGGCAAAAATGGATCTGGCAAGAGTACACTGCTTGATGCTCTTACCTACGTGCTGTTTAACAAGCCGTTTAGAAACATTAATAAACCCCAACTTGTAAATTCAGTAAACGATAAAAAACTTATTGTCGAGGTTGAGTTTTCAGTCGGTTCGACAAAATATTTTATTAGACGGGGAGCAAAGCCTACACTATTTGAAATTTATGTTAATGAAACTCTCCTAAACCAAGATGCTTCTGCCAGAGACTATCAAAAGTATCTTGAAGAAAACATCTTAAAATTAAATTTCAAATCGTTTACTCAAATTGTAATTTTAGGTTCTGCCTCTTTTACTCCATTCATGCAACTTCCACTGGCCTCGCGTAGAGAGATCATTGAAGATCTTTTAGACATCCGAGTTTTCTCTACCATGAATGTTGTTTTGAAGCAAAAGATGGTAGAGCTTAAGGATACACTCAGAGACATAGAAAGTCAGTTAGAAGTTTGTAAATCAAAAACTCTTTTACAAAAAAAGTATATAGATACACTATATGCTGATAAACAAAAGGAAGTTGATCGGATTAGGGAGAAAATTGATGACAGCGAGAAGGCAATTCAGAAACTCAGCGAGCTATCAGAGAAGCTTAGGATCAAGACGGAGGCATTGGGAGATGTTGAAGGAGAAAGAAGAGTTCTTGACGGAAAAAGAGAAGAGTTCGAAAGGTCACTTGCAAGGCATCAAAAAGAGTTAGATTTTTATCACAACAATGAAAACTGCCCAACATGTAAGCAAGGCATACCACATGATTTTAGGGACAGTATTAAGGATGAGAAAGAATCTACAATACAAGATCTAGAATCTTCTCTTGAAGAAGTAGTAAAGAATTTTGAAGAAGTTAACAAGAAGTATGAAGAATACCTTGAGCTTCAGTCGGGGAAGATGAAGATTAATTCTGAAATCATATCAGAACAAAGAATCATTTCTGATTTGACGGAGCAACAAGAGTCATTAAGAACTCCTAGTGTTGATATTGAAACTGAAAAAAACAATCTGAAGCAATTAGCGGCAGAGGTTTTAGAAAAAAATAAAGCGAAGGGTGACTGTAATGAGCAGAAGCATTATTATGAAGTCATCTCTTCTTTGCTGAAAGACTCTGGCATAAAGACGAAAATCATTCGCCACTATGTACCCATCATAAACAAACTTGTAAACAAGTATTTGTCTACAATGGATTTCTTCGTTCAGTTTGAGTTAGATGAAACCTTCAAGGAAACATTGAAGTCTAGATTCAGAGACAGCTTTAGTTATGCAAACTTTAGTGAAGGAGAAAAACAAAGAATAGATTTAGCACTTTTGTTCACATGGAGAGCGATTGCCAAGCTGAAGAATAGCGCAAACACAAATCTTTTGATACTGGATGAGGTGTTTGATGGATCGTTGGACGGTCTTGGAATGGAACACTTAATGAACTTGCTGAACATTGCTTCATCTGACAACACGAATGTTTTTGTGATTACTCATCGCGGCGATCAGTTCTATGACAAGTTCAACGATGTTTTGTCTTTTGAGAAAAAACACAATTATTCTATTATGTCATAAGGTCAAAGATGCATAAAATAACCTTTGATGGAGATGAGCGAGACCATATTTGTTTTACATCCGCGTCATACATTCGGAATGACATCGATCAAGCAGACCCGCATCATGACATGTTTGCATTTTCGTTTGAGTTTTTAAAAAAACCTAGAAGATCTTTGTGGGTAGTGGCTAAAGCGGCGGCACCATCTCAAGAAGAGATGAAAAAAGAGTATCGCCCCCCACAAGAGTTTGATTTAAAACAACTTTTATCTGAGTCTCAGTGGGATATATTACTCAACACTGATTCGAAACTGTACGTAGACTTTAGTTTTGAGGGAAGAGGGGCCAAGAGAGCAAACATTTCGATGATGCTTGAGCGTTATTGTATTAACAATAATGTGCCACCAGACAAGATAATCTTTCTTACGGGAAATATTATTTATCATGATAGTACGTTGATAAAAAATATCTATGTCCCGCTGTTTCAAAATCATGCTTCTTCTACAGAGGTATCAACTCTAAGCGATCCAGTATACAGAACCAAAGTAGCTGGCGTAGAAAATTTCCCCAAGAAAATGTTGTTTTTGAATCGAAGGATTCGGTGGCATCGCACGTATGCTTTTTCTAAAATACTACAAGACTCAACTTCGAAGGCACAGTCTTTGATGAGCCATCCTTTAGTCACGGGTGATGACATAGAAACAGATATTGTGTACAAAGACATACCTTTCACCGACAATGACAAAACGGCGCTTGAAGAAAATACGCCAATGTTTGCTGACACTACAGACTTTGAGACAAATTTGGTAGTTAAAAATCCAGCAGAACTATATCAAGAAAGTTTGTTTAGTTTGGTGTCTGAGACAGAGGTTTCTTCAAGAGACAACACAGAGCTTTTTTATAGCGAAAAAACCTTTAAACCAATGATGTATGGTCATCCAATTTTAATCATAGGTCAGCAAGGTGCCAATAAACGTCTAGACGACTTAGGTCTTGTTCCTTACGATGATTACTTTGACTTGTCTTTTGATGACGAACCAGACGATATTAAACGAATAAATATGCTTCTAGAAGAAGTTTTTCGTATCCATAAGTTTCTCTTTCATGCTACACCAGTTGACGTATCTCAATGGTATCGAAAAGGAATACATGTAATTAAAAATAACAAAAATTTTATAAAAGAGAAAAAGTTTTTATAGGAGATAAACATGTCAGATTGGGATTTCGGTTTTACAGCAGTTGATGATATACCAGAGAGTGGAACCCAAACAACAGAAACAGTTGTTAACACTGTGTCTAGTGTTACCAATGAATTTAAAGAAGCCGTTATGGATAAGCTCGCACAAATCGAAGCTAGGATTTTAGATATGGATCAAAGCGGCATGGTCAATGAACATCGTGCACTTGTCGAGTCTGATGTTGCAAACAAACTTTTGGCGGTAGAGGAATTGATACTCCCGCTGTTATACAATCTGAAAAAGAATCCAGAAAAAGAATATATACATTGGCCTAACAGAACTGCTATTATTGATAAGCAAATTGAAAAGATTCAAGCAGTCACTAGGTATTATGAAAGGCTAAGTTAATAGGAAATTTTACCAAAAATTATGATTGTTGAAAATCTTTTGACTAACTTATACTTAGCATATGGGTAACAGGAGAAAGCCATGAAATATTTTATTGCAATGCTTGTTGTTGTATTCTCTTCACAGACCTTTGCATTGGGCAAAACTGAGGAAGGTGTTATCATAGGATTGGGTGGTGCGTATATCCTTCACGAAATTTTTGGTGAAAGATCTGACCGCAACTATGGTGGCTATGAGTATGGTAATACTAGTCGCGAATTCCCCCCATTCCGTTGCCGTGGTGATTCGGTGCGATGTGCATATGAGCGCGGAGTATGGGAAAGAGAGCGTGAAATCTGGCAAAAAGAGAAAGATCACGCATATCGATGTGGTCGCTACGGAGAATGTGAATAAAATCAATCACTTAGATTGTGTAAAAATACCAATATAAGGGCGTGACATGCGCCCTTTTTTTCGCTTATAATTTACGTATTGATAGTGAGGAATCAATATGCAAAACATTCAAGCCAAGTCAGTTCTCGCCAAGCTTCTCGCGGAAGAGAACATTTCAATTGAACACCGCAAAGTACACACTGCCTACTTTGATCTTGCCAATCGCACCATGGTGTTGCCTATCTGGGAGAACATGTCACCAGAACTCTATGATCTTTTGATTGGTCACGAAACCAGCCATGCACTGAACACTCCAAAAGAAGGCTGGCACAATGTCGTTTCTAATGATCGACAAATCAAAACCTTCTTGAACATCATTGAGGATGCGCGTATTGAGCGTCTTCAAAAGCTACGATACCCAGGTCTTTCTCGCTCTTTCTTGGCGGGTTACCGCGAACTCATGGAGCGCGATTTCTTTGGTATCTCTGGCCTTGATATCAATACCCTACCAATTGCTGACCGCATTAACCTACACTTCAAAGGTGGCAGTGCGCTTGCAATTAACTTCAGCGAAGTAGAACAAAACTTTATTAGTCGCGTTAATCTAGCAGAGACATGGAGCGATGTTGTTGCGCTTGCAAACGAACTAAAGTCCCTGTCTGATGAAGAAAAACCACGCCTTCAACAAATGATGGACGATCTTGTTTCTGAAGCAGAAGATCTTCAAGAAGAATTGAATGAAATTCTTCCCGAATCATTCAGCGATGCTAATGATTTTGATGATTTTGATGATGCCGAAGCTGATGAGAATGACGATGGCGAAGACTTTGGTACTCCATCCGACACATCTTCTGAGCCTGAAGATTCAACTGTTCAAGAATCTGACATGTCGGAACTGACGGATGAAGAGCGCGAAGCCGTTGAAGATATCGAATCTAAGCTTGAAGAAATCAAGAAAAAAATGGCACCGATCCAGAACGCGCTTGAAGACGAAGGCAGTCATACCGACGAGTCTTTTCGCGCCAATGAGTCTAAGTTGGTTGACGCGGATTCTACCAAAGAGCCATTTTACTCTGACACTTCCCGTGTTGACTACAAGCCATATATGGAAGACTATAAATCCTTTTACAAAGAGCCAATCTTTTATTGGGATAAGTGGGCAAGTGTATCAGCTATGGAAGAAAAAGAAGAACAATTTTCAACTTGGCTAGCACGTCAAAAAAATATTGTATCTTCAATGGCTCACACCTTTTTCTCTAAGCAAAAAGCACACGAAATGAAGCGCACCCGTGTTGCCAAAACTGGTGAGATCAATGTCAACAAGCTTTGGTCTTATAATACTTCTGAAGATATCTTTCTTCAAAAAACTTTGGTTGCATCTGGCAAGAATCACGGCATGATTTTTTATCTTGATATGTCACAGAGCATGTATGATCACATGCATGACACCATTCATCAACTTCTTAAGATGGTAATGTTTGCACGTAAGATTTCTGTGCCCTTCGAAGTATTTGGCTTCACATCTAGTCATCGTAATCAAGAATGCCCCGACTTGCAAGCTGGCGACTTTGTGCCGTTTGATCTTTACATGCCAAATCTTTTTTCTTCTCGCATGAGCAAAAAAGAATTTGATTCAGCAGTCAAACAATTTTGGTTTGTTGCAAAATCGTTTATGCGGAAAGAGTGGCAATCCCGTCGATTGAACACCACTATTCATCTTGGTGGCACGCCGCTTGTCTCTGCACTGGTGTGTGGCGCAAAGATTGCAAAAGATTTTCAAACCGCCAACAATGTTGAAATCTTGAACACCATGATTTTAACTGACGGTGAACCTACTGACAGAGTAAACGCTCTTCGCCAAAGAACCAATTGGAACAATGAGGAAGTTCTTCAACGTGATTCTTGTGATCGTTATGATCAATATCCAGTGCTTGTTGAAGATGGTGTGCAGACGCGAGTTAAAGCTGAGTACACGCACATGGAGCACCTAGCCACTGCCATTGAACACTATCGCAAGACTACTGGCTCTCGTATGTACA